GGAAGAACGGACACCAGGGCGTCAGGTAGGTGAAGGTTTCGCGCAGGCCGTTGAGGTTATTCCCGGCCTCGTCCTGCAGTTCGATCTCGCCCTTGCCGTCGATCCACTGCACCATCCAAATGTTGTCGGGCAGCAATGACGAAACGTCGATCCCCTTGGTCGAGCTGTTGTCGACCGACATCAAACCGTGGTCGGTGTTGATCCACCACCGCACGATTCAGACCTTACAGTGCGGGTCTTTTTTGGTGATGATCGGCACATCCGAATAGCAGCCGGTATCGTCGACCCACACGCGGAAGTCCTCGAAGCGGATGTGCGCGTGCTGGTCGGTGACCTGCGTCGAATGCTTGCGATCGTTATGATAGGTGCTCGTATCGCTGCCACCGCGCTGCGCTGCATAGTATTCGCCGTGCCGCTGCGTCTGCACCTGGCCCTGCTGCTCCATATAGACTTCCGACTTGAGATTGTCATCGCGTGCCGATTTCTGGCCGAGCTCCTTCTGTTGCGTCTGCTGCTGCGGCTGAGCTCCCCGCGCGCCCTGCTGTTGCTGCTGTTGCTGACTTTGCGATTTGGGAACGAGGGCGATGCGCAGCACCTTGTCGTCACGGGTCGACAGATAGGTGCCGTCCTTGTGCATCAAAAGCTGCTGCCGATCGTCCTTGAGGCGATATTGCGCAGTGTCGCCTTCCTCGAGCTCTTTCAAGCGGTGGCGCCGGTCGTCGATCGCGATGATGACCGGATGCGAGCGCGAGCCGTTGATGTAGAGCACGATCGCCTCGGCGGCGTCGCCCTGCGGCTGCTGCCCGACATCGCCCGGCGTATTGCCCGCGCCACCGCCGCCGTTCGCCGCCGGCGCATCGAATTGCGGATTCGGCTGTTGCTGCTGGTCGTCCTGGTCCTGCTTCGCCGGGACGTTGGTAAACCCGTAGCTCTGGGCGCGCTCGACGTCGGTGTGGGTTTCCGACTTCATCACATCGAGCGACTTGGCCTGCTGCCAGAGATGCTTGTCGTCGGCCTCGCGCAAGGTCGCGCGTGACGCGCTGGTCTGAACCCGCTGCGCGGTGTCGAGGGTATTCGATCGCATGCTTTATCCGCCTCCGCCTCCGCCTCCGTTGCCGCCGCCGCCGTTCTGGCTGCGGTAGTCGTACTGCTGGCCGCCAGGCCCGCGGCTCAAGCTCAGCGTCGTGCGGGTCCCAGACTTGTTGTCTTGCGTGAACGTGACCTTGTTGAGCTTGAGGTCCTCGTCGACGATCAGCATCGGCGATGTCACGTGCACCATCTGTCCGGCTTGCCAGAGCCCGCCGCTCGGCCGCAGCCAGCCCTGCACGACGATGTCGACGTTGAGCTGCTCATAGCCGCTGACCTGATCCTCGAATTTGTTGCGCATCTCGGCATCGTCCTTGTCGCCGGGGTGCTCGAGCAGAACTTTTTTCGGCGCATAGACGCCCTGCGGTCCGCCAAACGAGGCGAGCATGCTGCCCGGCAACATGCTGAACGGCGCCTGCGCGGCCTTCGGACCGTGACGCTCGTCGGTGCTCGGCTGCTGGCTCTGGCCGTAGTTGTAGCCGGTCGATCCGCCTTTCAGGGTCATGATCTCGCGACCCTCGAGGATGTTGATGCCCTCGATCAGCGCGTCGCCGGTCTGATCCCATTGCACGCGGCCGGTCAAATTCCCTTGTGCATTCGAGCCGAGCACGATCCCGCGCTGGCGCGCGAGGGTGTCGAGCACGTTCCAGGCGGTCTCGCCTGGCGCCATGCATACGCGTTCGAACTTCTTCTCCGAGACCGCGCCGATCGGCTTGAACTGAATTCCGAATGGCTTGCATATCGTGTTCGCGATTTGGGTATAGCTGGCGTTCTTGATCTCGTGCGTGTCGTGCATCACCGCGCCGTAGTTGAGCGCCCGCGTGTAGTTGTGGCCGATGATCTCGATCCCGTGGCTCTCCCCGGTATAGGCGACCTGGCGTGTCTCGACGAAGCCGGAGATCGCAAGCTGGCCCGCGAGCATAACCGTGCAATGATCGCCGGGCCGGATGCGGATCGCGGTCCAATTTTTCGATAGCGGCTTGCCCTCCGAGCAGGTGAACCGAAAATAATCCGATGCGTGATATTCCTCGTCGAATACTGTGACGCTTTCCCAATCGCGATATTTCATCCCGTGGACCGTGATCTCGGCCACTTCCTTCGGGTTGAACGCCATCGGGCTGCCATCCGCCGGCGATCACGCCGAAAGTCCCCTGATCTGGTTCGGACAGAAAGCCGGGTGCACGATCTTGTTCTCGTCCACGAGCTCGTCGCTGCGGTCGCCGACGTGATAGAGAAACTGCGATAGCGCGAGCGCCGGCATCGGGACGACCTGATAGTCCAGCATGCGCGGCAGCGGCCGCGCGACGTCCGAGAGATAGCGCGTGATCGCGCCCGACAGCGAAATGAGCGCCGCATAAGCCGGATTGTCGGCCTGGTCGGAGGCGAGCTCCTGCGTGATGTCGAACCAATTTTTCATGCGCGTGAGCATGTCCTCGACATCTTCGCGGCTGGTGAATTCGGTGGCCGCCAGGATGCGGCCGTCCTGCGCCAGCGCCATCAAGGTCAGGTATTGCGTGACCAGGACCGCGGTGAGCTCGGCCGGCTGCTCGCTGGTCAATTGCTCGAGCACCTTGTCAAGCCAGTCGACCGTGATGCCGGCTTCGGTTGCCAGGGTGAAACAATTCAGGACCCGGGCGCCGAAGCTCCCGTCGACGACGTAGACATTGATGCGCGCCTGCAGGTCGCCGACCGCATAGCGCAGCTCGGCGCCAGCGCGGCCGGTCTCACTGATGAACGTCAGCAGCAGATCGGTCGCCCGTTCGACGATGCCCTCGATCTCGCTGACCGCTTTCCTGATCGCCATGTCAGCCTGGTCCTGTATCGGAATCGACGAGGGCTTTCGTTGCAGTGTCGGTCGACTGCTTAGCCGTTTGCTCGGCGTTGCCGGATTGCTGCAACAGGTTTGCGGTTGCGTCGATAAAGCCCTGCAGCGCCGGCGCTCCGGCCTCGATGAACTGCATATCGTATTCGAAGAATCCGCCGGTCTGCCGCTTGTCCGAGTAGCTCCACCGCTCGCACATCACGAGCATGCTGCCGAGCAACGGATGGATGAGCAGACCGGCGTCATCGTCATCGAGCGCGCTATTGAGCGCGGCGACTTGCTGCAGGACGTTGCCGGGGAATCCGTAGTCGCCGTGGATCAGGTAGCCCGAGAAATTCCAGCGCGTCGCCTCGCGGCCCATATCCTCCGCGTAGGGAACGTTGCGCTTCGGATACTGGTGGACAACCATTCGGCGGCCGCCGCCTCGGCTCGAGTTCTCGACGTGAAACAGCGCGCCGCGAAAGCTCGCGGGGATCAGCGCATCGCGCCAGACGTTATGGATGTCGCGGATCGAGGCCATTTAATTCGCCGTTATCGTGTCGGGCTCGCGCGTGATCTCGCGCTCGACTGTCGTGTTGCCCTCGAACACGCCGCCGGATTCGTGTTGGACCTTGATGCCCGGTCGGCCGCGGACGTTGACTCGGAGCCTGATGCGCGATTGCCGCGCGCGCTGCGCGAGTGAGGGGCGATCGAGGCCGGCATCGTCGACCGGGTGCAGCGGCGTGCCGGCATCGACATGCGCGCCGGGACGCAATCCGAGCGCGGTTGCCGGGTTCGTCGTGCCGCGCTGAAAGGAGGTGCTTGCGTTGCCGCGTCGATCGAATTCGCTCCACACCGGATTCGGCCGACCACCCGGCAGGAATTGATGCACCTCCTCATAGTGCAGATGGCCCCTGTTGATGATGCCCAGCGATTGGCCCTGCTGCACGGTCTGGCCGGACTGCACCAGGCTCGGGCCGTGAAAGGCATAGCGGCGGAAAATGCCGTCGCTGCCTTTGACCACCGCGTAATGGCCATAGCCGCCGGGATTGTTCCCGACCCACGTCACGACGCCATCGATCATCGCGACGGCATGGCTTCCGTCCGGCGCCTGCCAATCGGTTCCTGAATGCGGCCGGCCGCCAGGACGCCCGGCGCCGTAATGTGAGCGCGATCCGCCTACGAACGTGCCGGTGATCGGCGCAACCAGTCCTCCGGACTCGACCGTTGAGCCAGACGCCGGCGCTGCGGGCACCGCCGGTGCCGTCGCAGGACGATCGCCGCCTTGCTCGATCTGACGCTGCTGGTTTTCGGCAAAGCGTCGGCTGTCCTCGTGGGTGTATTCGCGGCCGTCGCGCCGGCCTTTCCAAAAGTTGTAAACCTCATTCGTGCCGGGCACTTTAATGCGCCCGGGCCCGCGCACATTTGGATCGCTGCCGCTGCCTTGATCGGTTCGCCCTTTGATCAGGTTGCTGCCGCCGGCGACCGCGTCGAGCGCGCTCTGATAAGCTTCCTGCTCGGCCGGGCCAATCGCCCTGCCCTGCGCGATACCCCTGTTGATCGGGCCATAGAATCCGCTGTGCAGCTCTTGTTTGATTGTGTTGCCGACCATCACCGAGCGATTGATGAGCGCCTCGAGCGTGGCAACCTTGCCGAGCCCGCGCGGGCCGGATTCGGTCGACAGCATTTGCATGACCAGCCGTTTGAGCGCCGGATCGCCATTGATTTCGGCCATCCGGCTCGCGCGCTGCGCCTTGAGAAATTCGTTACCGGATAGCCCGGCCGCAGCCTCAGCATCGGCGCGCCGCCGCTGATCGCTATCGCCGCTATCGGCCCGACCGCCGCCTCCGCCGCGCGGAAAGCGCGTCCGGGTGCCTCCGCCACCACCACCTCCTCCGCCGCCTCCGCCGGGAACTCCGCCGCCTCCGCCGCCCGAGAGGCGCGTGGCGAAGCCGGCAAGCCCGCCGGCGCCGGCTTCGGAGGTCGTGAACGCCTGCGCCGAGAGGTAGTTGTTGAGCTCGGCCATGCGGACGGTCGTTTTCTTGACGCTTTCGCCCAGATCCAGGACGAACTCGCGATCCTGCCGGAGCGAGAGCGAACCGGACTGCCCGTGCGTCGAGGGCGTGGGCGGGGCCGTGCCAGCCGGCGGCGTCAGCGGCGCGCTTTGAGGGAAGCGGCTCCTCCGCCTCACCGTCACGGTCGGGAGCTCGATCGCGCCCGGTCCGCCAGGAATAAGCGGCGCCTCGTCGGCCTTGGCGGTCGAGGGCGCGAGCACCGCGATGCCAGCGATGGTGGTGACGACCCACATGAGGCTGCCGATGCCGCTCAAGCCTTTGGCGAAGTTGCCGAGGAACGCGACGAAGCCGATCGCGACCAGCCCCTCGAGCACCGGCGTCCATCCGCCGAATTTCTCGCGCACGAACTGATCGAGCGCGACCACGATCGGCTTGAGCTTGTCGAAGCCGGCGATCAGCGCATCGATGGCGCCCGTGATGCCCTCGACGAATGCCTTGACGTCCGCCGACTTGATCGAGGAGAGCCAGGCGGCGAATTGATTGACGAGCTCCCGCCCGGGCCCGCGAAGATAGTTCTCGATGCCGAGCGACATCTCCTGGAACGCCGGCAACAGCACGGTGCCGAGCGTCGTCTTGATGTTCTCCCATGTGCGATTGAGGTTGACCCATTGCAGATTGTATTCCTTGAGCGCCTCGGTTGGGGCCTCGCTGATTTGCGAGAGGCCCTTGACGTTGAACATCTCCGACCAGGCGATCGACGATTGGCCGAAAATGTTCTTGATCGAGACTTGCGATTGCGTCGCCATCCCGCGCGTCTGCCGCGCGAGAAACCCCATCGCCCGCTCGATTCCGTTCCGGCCTTGAACGAGGCGGATCAGCTCGGCTCCGAGCTGCGCTCCGCCTTTGCCTCTCGCGAGCTCCTGGAATTCGTGCGCGCGCGTGCCCTGCACGCGCATGTTCTCCAAATGCTTAGCGAGCGACTCGACGTTCGAGCGCGCCTCCGCCTGGCTCATGCCGAACACGCGGCCGGCATCGGAGAGCTCGCGCAGCCGTTCGGCAGTGATGCCGATCTCCCTTGCAGCGTAGTGCAGCTGCAGGCCCGCTTGCGCGAACTGGTTCATGGCCTGCGCGGCCCGGGCGAGCCCGGCGAGCATGCCGCCGCCGACGAAGGCGCTGATTCCAGTTATGCCTAAGAGGCGAGTGAATTCACGGTCGACGCCCTTGGACAGCCCTTCGAGCGCCTTCCACTGCTCGGTGAATTGCGGGAACCGGACGGCATGATCGCGCGAGCGCAGCTCACGCTTCATGCGCTCGTACTTCTCGGAGAACTCGTCCGTTATCAGGACTTCGATGAGCGGCGTGCCGGTCGGCATTGCTTTATTGCGAGTTGAACAGTGAAGGCGCGGCCCGGTCGGATCCGGTCTTCGCCATCTGCGGCGTGTATTCGATGATGTGCGGCGTGAACAGGTTGCTGCCGCTGCTCCTATCGGCGGACTTCGACGATGAGACGTCGATGTCGACGGTGGCCGAGCCCTCGAGCGGGCCGCCGTCGGCGCCGGTGCCGGCGATCAGCGAGCGCGGACGCGTGAGCGACGCGAGCTCGTCCGTATCCCAGCTTGTTCGCGGGGCAAACGAGTGCGGGGCGGGATGGCCGGCGTCGAGCCTCTGCCGCCACAGCACCTCGCTCAGCGAAAGCGTCGTCGGCTCGACGTGAAACAGCGGTTGATTGGGCCGCCCCTTCATTCCGGTCGGGAACGTCTTGGGCGTGTAACCCATCTTCTCGGCTTGCGCCGCCGACACGTCGACGATCTTTTGGGTTCTGATGCCCGGGCCGACGTCGGTTTGCCGGACCTTGTATTGCTCGCCGGTCGGTGTCGTCAGCAGGAACCATTGGCCAAGCGTTTCCGTTGAGGCGAGCGCGATGCCTTGTTTCGATTCCGGCACGTCGAGCCCGTTGCTGCCCGGCTTGTCCATCGGGTCGACCCAATTGTACCTGCCCGCGAAGTTCGCGAACCAGCTGCCGAGTCCCCAGCCCTCGGTGACGCCGCTCAAGATCGAGCCCTTGCGAGGCGGCAGCGGCGTCGCGCCGGTGGTTGGAAGTTGATAGCCGCTCCTGCCTGCCTTGCCTTCCGGGCCGCCGGGCAGCAGATAAGCATTGAGCTTCTCGAGCTCGTAATCGAGCGAGGCGAATTGATTGGTGAGATCGCGCTTGGCGGCGCGATCGAGCGCGAGATCGCCGAGTTGAATGCCGCCGGCCGGAGGCTCGAGCGCGCCCTGCTTTTGCGGCCCCTTGCCCCACAGATCAATGTTGCCCTTGAAGATGTCTTTCAGGATATCCCAGATCAGCCCGGGCAATGCTTCCGGGCCGCCGCGCGGCGCCTCGGGATGTTCCTTGAGCGTCTGTTCGCGTTGCTTTCGCAGTTCCTCCCGGATCTCTTCCTTGCGGGTGAGCAGGGTGACCAGCGCGGTGATCACCGCGGCATAAGGCGCGATCTTGCTGAGCGCGGTTCCCATGCCGAACAGGAACGCGACGATGCGAGTAGCGACCAGCGCCTCGAATACCCTCGGCCAGCCGATTCCCATCGCTTGCACGACGGCGTCGGCGGCAGCGAATGCGGAGGACAGATCGTCGACGATCTTCGCGGCGCCGGCGCCGATTGCCTCGAGCTGCTTGCCGAAGCCGCCCGAGCTGACCCATTCCGTGAGCGCGGCGATCCAGCCCTTGACCCGCTCGACGAGCTTGGCGCCCGATTCCGACTGCAGGTATTTGTCGATTGCCGCATAGAGGTCCTTGAACGCCGGCAATAGCGCAATGCCGATCGTGGTTTTGATGTTCTCCCACGATCGCTGCAGATTGATGTTGGCGAGATTGTAATCGACGAGCTGATCGCGGTTGAGGTGGATCAGCGGCCGCAGGCGCGGGAGGATGCGCGCCAGATCGGCGACGGCAAGATTTCCGAAGCCCAGGAAGCGCGAGAAATGCGCCTGCGTCTCGCGCGACATCCCGCGCAGGCGGGTGATCAAGAGCTGCAATGCCCGTTCCGGCCCCTCGGTCCGGTAGGTGCGCATCAACTCGTTGTAGAGTTGGACGCCGGTGCCGCGGACGCCGCGCGAGAGCTCCTCGAACAGTCGCGATTGCGTGCCCTTGTGGAACGCCTCCTCGAGCGTCTCCATGGCGTGACTGATGCCGGACTGCGCCTCTTGCTCGCTCTCGCCGAGCACGCGCAAGCCGTCGGTGTAGCGCTCGAGCGCATCGACCGAGATGCCGAGTTGTTGCGCCGTGTAGTGCGACCGGATGCCGGTCTGCGCAAATTGGCTGAGCGATCTCGAGGCGGCGGCCAGGCCGGCGATGACGCCGCCGGCGCCGAGGATGCCGCCGACGCCAGAGAGCATAGCGAGCGAGCGCAGTTCGCGGCCGACCTTCTGAGCGGCCTGGCCCATGAGGCCGAGGTGCTCGCGCGCCTTGTCGGTGCGCAGCTCGTTCAGGCGCAAGACTTCGGCAACGGTCTTGCGGACCTGCGCCGAGATTTCGTCGCGCAGCGCGAACTTTATCTCGATGACTTGGTCGGTGGCGTTGGCCATCTATCTGCGCATCCGCTCCGCCATCTCCTGCTCGGCCTGTATCTGATCCTGCAGGCGGCGCGTCCAATGGAGATTGCGCTTGAGCTCGTCGATTGTCTTGTCGAGGAACACTTGCGGATCGACGTGATAAAACTGCGCGAGCCAGTAGCTATAGAGGACGAGATCGTCGACGCTCCCGTCCCCTACATAAAAAATCGGAAGATCTTGAGCGAGATCGCGTTCCAGTCGCGCGCCATCAGCATGCGCACGCTCGAGGGCGGGATGGCCGCGAGCTGCGAGATCATCTTGGTCATCTTGATCTCGTCGAACGAGAGCTTCGGCTCGCCGCCGCCCATGCCGGAGATGACGATCGGATTGCCGGCCTTCTCGATGTCGCCGCCGGTCGGTTCGCGCCATTTGAGGACTGCGACCTCCTCGCCGTGCGCCTGGATCGGCCTCGTCAGAATATGCGAGAGCGGATCGTCGTTGGCTTGCGGCTCCTCGACGGCGGCGGTCTGCGCGTAATCGAGGCCGCCATTCTGCGCCGACGACGTCGGCGTCTGCTGCTGCGGCTCATGCGTCGGCGCCGCCGGCGCCGGCTCTGCGAGTGGTTGACTGTTCATTGCCTCGTTCATGCTTCCTCCTGTTAAGAGCTGATCTCCTCGCAACTCGTGCCCTCGAACCGCACGCGCACCTGGCCTTCACGGGTGTTGTTCTCGAGGGCCGATTTGCATGCCGCCTGTTTGAGCACGTAGGTTTTGCCGTTGATGAGCTCGGCGGTCACGGTGACGTCGACCATCGCGTCAAGGTCCTCGAGCAGCACCTCGGGCGTCGTAGTGACGTCTCCTTCGATCCACGGCACCCGCGGCAGCTCTTGATAACCGTGCACGTAGTCTTGGCCTGCGAGCATCGTGCGCTCGATCGGCGACGACGACACGGTGAAGTTGCCGCGGAGTGGGTATTGATCGCCATCGACCTTGAAGAAGGCCGTGCCTGCGACTGCTTGCGCCATAGTGGGATCTCCATCTAGCGGGAGTGACGCGTCTCACGACGGATCGAGCGGTCCTGATCCCGCGCGGGCCGTTTGCGCGGAAGAAAAGGCGCGGGCGCCTTTCGCTTCGACTTACCGGAGAATCTCGGCGTCCTGGCCGCGGTTGGATTGGAGTCTGAACTGCACCAGCACGGCGTAGATGCGCAGCTGGTTCACGAGATCGGGCGGGTACAGAACGTTGAGCCGATTCGGGTTATTAGGGTCACGCTCGACGATGAGGTTCGCCTTGTAGCTGGCGACGTCCTCGACCAGGCCGTTGAATTCGTCGATGCGATATTCGGCGACGAGCTCGGCCTTGACGATCTTGGGCGTGACAATTTTCTGCCCGACGCCGAAGCGGGTGCCGTCGTTGGCGAGTTTATGGCGCGGGAATTTCGAGGTGATCGCCTGGCGCTGATTGCGGATCAGCCGCGCCAGCGTTGCCATGGTGGTCACCAGCTCATAGGCATCGTCGCTCTGGCCATAGAGGTTGAGCTGGTAGGTGGTCGTGTCCCGCATGATCATCGGCTGACCATCGGAGCCGCGTTTCTGCGTCGCGATACCCACGCCGGAAAGGCTGTTGACCTCCGGCAGGATGAACGTGTCCTCCGGCCTGGCCGGCAGGATCTTGTTGAGCGACAAGGTCTGCAGCGGGCGCGCCGGATCGTTGGTCAGCGCGCGTGCGGACTTGCTGGCATAGGCCGCCGCCCACTCGTAGGTCGGCGATGGCGCCAGCGGCTCGACGCCCATGATCGAGGTCGGGCCGAAATTGCGCGTCTCGCCGAACACGATGAGGTCGGAATAGTCATCGCGCTTGGCAGCGAACAGATGACCATAGAGCTGGCGCATCCAGCCCCAGCGTCCGGTGTCGTCGAACCCCCATTCCTGCTCGAAGTCGAACAGCGTATTCGAATCGGTGTTGGCAAGCGCGACATATTCATATTCGTGCTCGCCGAGGTTCGCGATCGCGTTGGTGTAATCGGGCACGCCGGCGCCGCCGGAGAGGCTTGCGGGCATCGTCACCGCCATGCCGGGCGGGAGCGCCTGGCCGCCGACTTTGCCGTAGTAGTTCAAAGTCAGCGAGATGTCGTTGCCGTTCACGCCCTTGGTCTTGCAGGTCAACGTGACCGTGTCGGTTGCGGCCGCCGCGGTTACCGGCAAGCTCGGAATGTCGTTGATCGCCGCCGCCAGCGCGGTGGCGATGGTGTCCGGCGTGTCGGTGGTCCCGCAGACGATGCCGACGTGATGCCCGGCGATGTAGAGATGCAGCATCCCGGCCTCGGTCGGGACCGCGTCGATCGAGATGTCGCCGGTTGCCGCAATCGAGCCCGCCAGCGGCGCGACCGGCAGCGCCCAAATCTCCTGCGCGAAGTTGTTCGCGAAGCTCGCCGCGAACATGCAAGCGAGCTCGGATCCTTCGCCATATTGGTGATCCGCCTCGGCCTGCGTCCCGATCGGCCGCGGCACGTCGGGCACGGCGATGCCCGCGGTGACGCCGGTGGTCGCGTCGCTTTCGGTGATCATCGAGCCGACGAGGAGGATCGGCTGCCGCACGATCGGCAAGCCCGCCATCGACGGATCGATCTCGGCCCAGAATAGCGGCATCCGCCAATTGGCGGGAATCGAGTCAAAGCTGATGGGCATGGACGTTCTCCATCGGAGGAAAGGCGCGTCTCACGACGGACCGAGAAAAAGAGGCGAGGCGCGCCGCTTTAGGTTTGCGGATCGCGCGCGCGCCGGCGTTGGTGCGTTGTGCGCTCGCCTTCGTCCTCGCGCTTGTGCGCCTGCGGCGCGCGGATGGCTTCCGCGACCGCGTCATCCGCAAGCTTGACCGTACCTTCCCTCAGCCGCCGCCAGGTGAAGGAATCGAGCGGCCACTCGACCGAGTCGCCGATGTTGGGAAGAAATTTCTGGCGCGTGACGCCGTGTTGGAGGGCCCGGCGATATTTCTCTTCCGTGGCGACCACGCGCACATGCGTCGGCCGCGAAAGATCGTCCGGCTTGTGCCGCTTCGCCGCCGGCAGCGCACGACCATGCTGGTGCTTGATCGAGAGGTCCATGGTGGGCTCCCAGTCGAGTGCTTCCAAAGTTCGAATCATATGTGGCATTCGAAATAGCCACATTTTTTGGGCCGAAGTCCAAAGCCGGCAATTGAGCGGTTTCGTCTAGTTTTGCTCGAGGACGTATTCGGTGATGATCGGCTGGCGGTTGGGATCTTCGGGCCAGGGATAGATGACCTTGACGTGCATCGCCTCGAACACGTCACTGATCACCGGCTCGAAGAACGTGCGATAGGTGACAATCCACTCCATCTGCATTTCAGCGATCGGCAGCGTGTTCTGGCGGCCGGCGGTGCCGTAGACGAAGCGGCGAGAGCCGCTGACCACAGCCTCGAGCATCTGGCGCGTGGCATAGACCTCGGGATCGACCGCCGGCCATTTGGCCCAATCGGGATCGTGCAGGAGCTTCATGATCGACCAGTGCCCCGCGTCGAGCAGTTCCTCGACCTGGTCGGTGTCGTTGTTCTCGATGATGTAGGAGAACCCGAGCGTGAGCTTGTGCAGGAAATGTTGCGGGCCGTGATTGTTCTGCCCGAACTCGGCAAAGGTTTCATCCGGCATCAGGTAGACGCCGAGATAGGGTATGTGCTGCTCCTGGATCGGGCCGATCGCCGGCGTGCGGCTGAACTTGACGACGCCGGCGGCAAACGGCGGCACTAGCTTGAGCCGGTCAAGGATGACGTTGCGGATCATCCACGAATAGGAATTTGCATAGATGGGATCGGGAGTCGTCACGTTCATGGCGTCGGCTTCGGTGCCGTGAGTTTGCGCAGCGTGATGGTGATCATCCCGCCGGCATTGCCGGGCGTGAGGTCGAGCACTAAAAACGAGCCGCCTTTGACGCCCTGGTGAAAGGGAATATCGATTTGATCGCCCTGCATCGGCACGATCGGGAATTCGGCGTCGAGAATGTCGAGATAGGTTTGTGCGTCGGAGAAAACCGCCGGGCCCTCGGCGATGACGTCGAGCTCTTTCTGGTCGTAATAGCCGCGCGCGTTGTAAGCCGGCGCCCCGGGCTGGCTCACCAGCGGCGTCACCGTGATCGGCCGCGCCCACACATCGAAGTTCGGCTTGTAGACGCTGTCGCTGAGATTGTAGAGCGCCACTCAGGAGCCCTCGCGCATGTGCGTGAGAAACTTCTCGGCTTCGCGATAGGCGATCTGCCGCAGATGGAAGCGCGGGCGGTTGATGACGCTGCTGACGCCGACGTACATGACTTTCTTGTCGGTCGCGCGCAGCAACACGCGTTTGCCTTTCGGACGGATGAGCCTGCCGCCGTATTTGCGCACTTGAATGCGCAGTGGCTTGACCGGGACCCACAGCAGCGGGTGGCCGACGCTGGTCGCGCCGTATTCGAACACTTTGAGAAACCCGGGCTTGAGAAAGCATTGAATGACATAGCCGCCGGTGACCCTTTTCACGCTGGTCGTGTAACCCTTCGTGTATCTGCCGAAGCGGCCGGCGCGGGCGATGTCCTGGCGCGAGCTCTGCTGGATCGCGCGCGCGGTGGCGGCCACGGCGCTGCCCATGATCGGGCCGAATTCGCGCAGCGGTGCTTTGGCCTCGATCAGGAACATCAGATGAAATACCGCGTATATTTCGAAAGCACGTTTTTGCTCGCGCTCTGCGCCGCCGGCGAGGCCGCACCGCCGCCAGCCATCACCAGATCCTTGGGCGAGAAATAGATCACGCGGCTGTCCTTGTGCGCCAACATGCGCACGCCGCTGCCGCTGGTGGTGGCGATCCTGAGCTCGGCCTGCACGCCGCGCACGCGCATTCCGGTGACCTGCTGCAGCGCGAGCGGCGCCTCCTCGGGCAAGTCGTAGCCGCCGGTATAGGTGACGACGATCTCGCTCGAGCAGCCGTTGAGGAGGATGAGCTTGCCGGAAAGCGGCTCGAGATCGTAGCCGGTCGGATCGATCAGGCTGCCGCGCGGGCTCTCGACGCTCTCGATGTCCTTGGGCTTGACCGGATAATGCGAGAGCCAGATCTTGCAGGTGCCGTCCGGGCAGCAAACCGGCGCGACGCAGCGCCAGGTCTCCTCGACCTTCTCCTTGGCAAACACCCGATTGCACTCGACCGCGATCGCCTCGGAGTTCTGCGAGATCAGCATCTCGAGCTGCGAATCGCCGCTCGTATCCCCCTCGGGAATATCGAGCAGGATCTTGCAGTCTTCGAGCGAGATGAGGTCGTGCGTCTCGGCCGGCTCGAGCACCTTGATGACGACGTCAACCATGGCGGAGCAGTTCGACGAGTTTGGCCTTGCGACGACGCTCGAGCGCGAACAGCGCGAGCAGCAGCCGACGATCGCGGGCCGGACCGTGGGTGAGGACGACGCGGGCGGGACACATGGTGGCGATCAGCTCGCGGCTTCGTGCTCGAGGTCGGCCAAGCGCGCCACCCCAGGATGCACTGCCGCGGAGTCATGGCGCGGTCTCATCCTGGAATTGCTCGAACAAGCCCCGGAGCTCGAGTGCCGGCCCCTTTTTGCCGTTAGACAAGAGCGGGACGGCGACGTAGCGCGCGGGGTCCAGCGACCAGCCTACGATTGCCGGAGCAGCTTCACCCTGCGGCCCGCGCTCTCCACGCTCGCCCCTCTCGCCGCGCGGCCCCGGCTCGCCGGACGCTCCGTCCTTGCCGTTCTTGCGCTGCACGAGGAGTTGCCAGCCCTCGCCAGGACATGGGCCCGGGTCGTCCTTGCGCGCGATGAACGAGCCGCCGTCGCGGGTAACGATGTCGAGGAAATTGTAGCGCTCTGCTTCCTTGAAGACGCCGCGGGGCTGCGGCCCGGTGCCGTCCATGCCGCGAAACGCGAGACCGATCCAATCGGGATGCGGCGGCATCTGTCCGGTATCTTTGGTCGCCTGCCAGGTCGAGCCCTTGTGCGCGACCACCTCGCCCTCGTAGTAGACGCGTTCGGGCTTGAACGCTTTCACGATCGGTAGTTTTCCGGGAGCGCCTTGAGGGCCAGCGGGTCCCGTGGGGCCCACGTTTCCCTTTTCGCCTTTCTCGCCGCGATCACCTCTCTCGCCGTCGACTCCGTCACGACCAGCTTGACCAGGAGGCCCGGCTTCGCCGCGCTCGCCTTTCTCTCCGCGTTCGCCTGGAACGCCAGCCTCACCGGGAGCGCCTCGTTCGCCTAGCGGGCCGGCAGGACCAGGAAGCCCAGGCTCGCCGTCGGAACCTCGCGGCCCGGGTTCGCCGTTCCTGCCAGGAGGGCCGGGCGGTCCTTGCGGGCCCGGATCACCCTGGGGACCAGCAGGCCCAATACTTCCCGGCTCACCCTTGTCACCCTTTTCACCCTTCTCGCCGGTTTCGCCTTTCTCCCCGCGCTCGCCTTGCGGGCCCGGATCGCCTTTCTCGCCGCGTTCGCCACGTTCGCCTGACGCGCCCGGATCGCCTTGTGGACCCTGCGGCCCCTGCGCGCCCACTTGGCCTTGCTTCCCGCGTTCACCTGGCTCGCCGCGCGCGCCCGCATCACCTTGTGGACCCTGCAGCCCCTGCGCGCCAGCTTCGCCTTGCTCCCCGCGTTCACCTCGCTCGCCAGGCGCGCCGTCGAGACCTCTCTCGCCCTGCGGTCCAGGATCGCCTTTCTCGCCGCGTTCGCCGCGCTCGCCTGCTTCTCCGGGCGGGCCGTCGAGACCTCTCTCGCCCTGCGGTCCAGGATCGCCTTTCTCGCCGCGTTCGCCGCGCTCGCCTGCTTCTCCGGGCGGGCCGTCGAGACCTCTCTCGCCTTGCGGGCCGGAAGCGCCTTTCTCGCCGCGTTCGCCGCGCTCGCCTGACGCGCCCGGATCACCTTGTGGACCTTGCGGCCCCTGCGCGCCAGCTTCGCCTTGCTCCCCGCGTTCACCTCGCTCGCCAGGCGCGCCCGCATCACCTTGCGGACCCTGCGGCCCCTGCGCGCCAGCTTCGCCCTTCTCGCCGCGTTCGCCGCGCTCGCCTGTTTGTCCCGGCGCGCCGTCGAGACCTCTCTCGCCCTGCGGTCCAGGATCGCCTTTCTCGCCGCGTTCGCCGCGCTCGCCAGGCGCGCCCGGATCACCTCGTGGACCATGCGGCCCCTGCGCGCCAGCTTCGCCTTTCTCGCCGCGTTCGCCTGCTTGTCCCGGCGCGCCGTCGAGACCTCTCTCGCCCTGCGGTCCAGGATCGCCTTTCTCGCCGCGTTCGCCGCGCTCGCCAGGCGCGCCCGGATCACCTTGCGGACCATGCGGCCCCTGCGCGCCAGCTTCGCCTTTCTCGCCGCGTTCGCCTGCTTGTCCCGGCGCGCCGTCGAGACCTCTCTCGCCTTCCGGACCAGGATCGCCTTTCTCGCCGCGTTCGCCGCGCTCGCCTGCTTGTCCCGGCGCGCCGTCGAGACCTCTCTCGCCCTGCGGTCCAGGATCGCCTTCCTCGCCGCGTTCGCCGCGCTCGCCAGGCGCGCCCGGATCACCTTGTGGACCCTGCGGCCCCTGCGCGCCAGCTTCGCCTTGCTCCCCGCGTTCACCTCGCTCGCCAGGCGCGCCTGCATCACCTTGCGGACCCTGCGGCCCCTGCGCGCCAGCTTCGCCTTTCTCGCCGCGTTCGCCACGCTCCCCTGACGCGCCCGGATCGCCTTGTGGACCCTGCGGCCCCTGCGCGCCCACTTCGCCTTGCTTCCCGCGTTCACCTCGCTCGCCAGGCGCGCCCGGATCACCTTGTGGACCCTGCGGCCCCTGCGCGCCCACTTCGCCTTGCTTTCCGCGTTCACCGCGCTCACCAGGCGCGCCCGCATTTCCATGTGGACCAGGCGGCCCCTGCGCGCCAGCTTCGCCTTTCTCGCCGCGTTCGCCGCGCTCACCAGCTTGGCCAGGTGCGCCATCCTTCACAAGCGCAAGCCGATCGGCGACCTGTGCGTTGATTTCGAGCATCCTCTGCAACGATGCCGCGTCGAACGCCGCGCGCATTTCGACGAGCTGCACCCGGAGCTCGGCGATAGTGGCGCTCGATTGCGCCATCGCCGCCCGCGACTGCGCCTCGATGACTGCGAGCTCGCGCTCCCATTGCCGGCGAAGCACCGCAATAGTGTGGCCGATGGCATCGCGGACCGCGTCAGAGATCAAGCCGTCCAGCGAAGGTGTCAGCGGTGTGGAGGAAAGTTTGACAGAGCCGTCGGACATTTTCGTCGTAGTCCTTCGGTGGTGGCGCCGGTGGCGAGGGCGGCGGAGCAGGTGCAGCGGGCGGATGCGGACCACTGGATGTTGGTTTTGCGCCGAGCCCTGCCGCGGCGCTCAGGGGCACAACCTGCTGCTGGACGCGCGGCTCGTCCCCCTGATCCACGCTGTCGAGTCCTTCGCGGTTGCGTGCCTCGTTGGGCGAGAACACACCACCTTGCACCCCGCGGGTCAGCGCCTCGATCCGATCCCTGAATTGCGAGCGCAGGAGCGCCGAGGTGTCGAGCTCGAGGTATTCGTGGGGTTGGCCCTTCAATTGGAATAGTTGGCCGAACGCCTCCTCGATGTGGTTGAGAGCAAAACCGAGCCCTGTCCCGATCCAGAACTGCATGAGCGCTTCGGTCGACGAGAACGGCGCGCCGCCGGAGAGACCGAGAACCTGCAACGGGATGCGGAACGCGAGCGCGATCTGCTCACCGGAAAGCTTCATGACCTCGGCCACCTGGGCGTCCTTGCCTGGCGTCGTCCAAGGCTGGACCTTTAGGCCGGCGGTCAAGATGGGCGTGCCGCCTGGCCCACAACCGTCGAGGCCTTTGGCCTGTTCGTTCCAGCGCTGGCGTAGCTCGTCCACCTGCTCGCGATTGAGCACGAGATCGGTCGAGAGCACGGCGGATGGCCGCGCCTGGTTGATGTAGAATTGGATTTGCTGGCGCTTAATCGCGTCGGTCTGCGCGATATCGGCGAGGGCAGCCATTAACGGCGTCTCGCCTTTCAGCGGAAACGGAAACTTGTGGTCCGTCGTGTGCAGGCGGATATGGAGGACATCGCGCTGCGGCACGATCAGTTGCGTGTTGCCGATCCGGCCTAGTTCGAGGCGACGCGCGATGATGTCGTTGCCGGCCAGGTGATAGAAGATCTCGCCATTGACAGCGAGCTGTGGCGTGCACTGCCGCGAATCCATCAAATGAAGGGAATCGACCTCGAAGCGGGAATTGCGCAAAGCTAGCGCATAGGCGTTGCCTTCCAGATAGAGGTAGCGCGTCGCGTTTAATAAGAAATCGGAGATTGATTGGTAGTCGTTCGGCTTGCGCAGGATGCGCGAGAGCGCGGAATTGTTGACGCGGTCGCGACCGCCTTTGTCGTTCGAACGCCAGTGATCGCCGGGGCACATCGCGACGGTCTGTGCATACGCGGAGATGCAGGCCTCCACCATGGCGGAGCGCTGCCCAGTGCCGCTCGGATCCATCCCAAGCTGCCAGAAATTCAGCGGCGCGCCGTCGGGCAACCAACCCCCGCTAAGCGGCAGATAATATGGCCCCGGACGAAATGCGCCCTCGGTGGCTTTTGCCACCAAGGGCCCGATGACGCGAGCGATCAGCGCGCGTGCGTTCATGAGTCTTTCTTCTCGGCCGAGGGCGAGTGTTGCGCCGCCTGCGGTCGCGGTTGCACCGTGCGCGTCTCATAGCTGCCAGACGGCCGCTTGGCCTCTTGCGTTCGCTGGTGCTCTTGTGATCGCTGCTGGCGGTGCTCGCGTTGCTCGGAGCGATAACCGCTGGCAGCCGGAGCGGTCGAGTCTTGCTCCGGGCTGCCATCCGGCTCCTTGTCCGTGACATGCTCGCCCACCGCGGCGCGGTCGTTTTCCTCCTGCGTCGGCGTCGGCTTGTAGACGTCAAATGGATCGACGCGCGGATCGCCGACCTGACCGGCGGACGTGGTGCTTTGCGGTTTGATCTCTGGCATGGATTTCTCCTGGAGGCTGCGAGTTGCGATGATGCCTATACTTCGTGGCTCGCGACGAGTTCGCCGGCGGGGACGATCCGGCAGGATCACCATTCACCAGGTGACGTTCTGCACCCACGCGACCATGCCGGATCGTCGCATGGTCCAGTTGAGGTTCATGATCATACGCAGAGCCAGCGAATCCGTTTGGAATAGAGATCGCACTGGCGCCGAAGCGGGGCCGCTCGGTCCCGGCGCAATCGGTGCGGGTGCCGTATCTTCTTCATGCAGAGTTGCCTGGTCGCTCATCTCGAAGCGCGGAGCGTCGGCACCGGCGGTGACGAAGTCCGCGGCGTCGATGAGGATAAGAGTCCTCGGCGGGACCGTGAAGGAGTCGATGAACGCAATGCCGTCGAGGTTGCCCGCATCGATCTCGGCGCGGAAGGGAAAGACTCCGCTTTGCGAGACGATGACCATGCGCAAGCGATGCAGGTCGCCCGGATTTAGCAGCCACACCGGATTACGCACGTTGCCGAGCGTGCTCGTAATAAGCGCGGAGACCAATTGACTGATATCGCCGATCGCCGCATCAAGTCCACCGCCGGCGGTCGCGGTGAGCGCCGCCACGCCGTTGAGCAGACCAGCGGGACGAACCACGGTCGCCGGATTGGCGTCGAGCAGCACCGAGTCGATCGCAACCGTGGTGTCCTCTTGGACGGCATCGCGCAGCAAGCCCTCGATCGCGGGCGTGCTGTAAACGTCCATCTCTCTGGTCCAGGTCGTAATGACTGCGAGTTTTTTCGGGGTCAGCGCCTGGGTCGTGAACAAGCCCTGGCGAACGGGGATCGGTTGTCCCTCACCGACGAACGAGCCGGCGATCGTCGGCGTACGTGCGCGGGTCGGGATGTTGATCTTGCCAGCTCGGCCGAAGCTGAGCGCAAGCCCGCGCGCGGAGAGCCGATTGAACACCGCTTTGGGCATCAAGAGCGGCATGAAGTCCGTCCATGTCTGCTGGACGAGTTCGGCTGCCCATCCAACCACGCTGGTCATAGCGGGGGCTGAGGCGGCGCGCAGCACGAGCTCGCACATGCCCTTGGTGCCGTCGTCCTCGTAAACCTTGAAATGGCGCCCGATCATCAGGCGCGCTTCCTCGATCGGCTTGCCCCAGGATTTCGCGGCGTAGGCGACCACGGCGGCGCGGATCATGTAGTCGAGCGGATCGTATTCCTTTCCACGACTCTTGATGAGGTACGGCACCTCGATCGCGGTGCGCTGCTCGCCGGCGCCGTTGTTGTTCGGCGGCTGGTAGACGGTGAGGTCGCGCTGTTGGCCGTTGCCCCCGCCGCTGGTGCTCACGCTCGTGCCGGCGAGGATCCGCTCGGACGTGACCATATTCTCGCGTTGCTTGGTGAGCGTCGCGAGCCTAGCGTTGAGATCGTTCGACCGCTGCAGGTCGGCGTCGCTGACATTGGTGTCGTCAACTTTCTCCCAATGGGCGTTTAGCTCGTCCTGCGTGGCGACGATCCGCCCCTCGAGTTCCTGAATCCTTTGAGCAAGAGGCGTCATGGCTCTGCTCCTTCCATTTGCGTGCCTCTGATTGCCGTGCTCGGCGTGATATTCCCGCGCGCGGGTTTCCTCGGTTCTCTTGCCGTGCTCGGCGAAGACGAGGTCCATGGTGGCGCGGGAAATGTTGAGAGACTTCGCGACGGCCAGCGCGTTGGGATTCGCGGGCACGGCTACGAGCGAAGTCTCGACCAGCTCCGATTTGGTGTAACGGGTGCCGCCCCAAGGGTCCTTCTCGTCGATCGGCTGATGCTCCAGCGGCTTGAAGCCGACGGACACCGCTTTGAGGATCCCGGCCTGCACCAGGCGGCGGATCTCGTCGATGCGATCGGACGTTCCCTCCGGTGCGAGCTCGAGCCCGCCGCGTAGCTCCTTGTGCTCGACCCGCAGATTGCTCCACTTGCCGACGACGAATTTAGGGTCATGCGAGAAGAGGGCGACGGGGTTGCGCTTGAAATCGGCGAGCTGCCAGCCTTCGACCTCGATGATGTCGCCGTAGCGGTCGGGCGTCGCGTCGGAGAGCACGAACTCGAGCGCATCGCCGGCGCTCTTGTCGATGTGCAGCTTGTGCATCAGGGGCGGAGTCATTTGGTCCGCCCAGGCCACCTCGCACTCGTTGCGCGCGTCGCTCTCGCTCATGTTCTCCTCGTCCATGAGCTCGCCGATGCAGCGGTCCATGAAGTCGCTGCGCGACTCGCCGTCCATGGGTGCTGGTGCTTGCTTGGCCTTGTGACGTTTGATGGGCATAGCGCGAGTCCTCCCGTTGCAGGGCAGCCTCGAGTCGGTTGTTTTCCGCTTGGCGGATTCGGTTCACCGCCCATCAGGGATGAGGGTCGGCCCAGCCCACAACGCCGCGGTTGATTGGCCTCGATCGCGGCGCTTTTTTTCAGGTGGGGGACACCCCGTGAGGAGGTGTTGGCGGAGCCTCCCCCGCTTTCCCCGTCGACGAGGAGCAATTAGTTCCAGGACGGCGTCAGCCACGCCACCCCGCGAGGATCGCGCAGCGCCCACGTCGCCGGCCAGCGCACCTTGAGGGCGATGCTGTCGGTCTGCCATAGCGAGCGTGCCGGTCCCGCCACCATGAGCGGCTGCGGGCTTGAGTCCTCGTGCAGCGTCGCCGCCTTCGCCGTCTCGATGTCAGGATCGGCGCTGATCGCGGCGACGAGGGTTGTGGGCGCGATGGCGACCAGATCGGCGCCGACGGCGGCCGACGGCAAGACCTGGATGAGCCGATTCTCGCGATCGAACTGACGATAGAAGCGGCTGTTCATCGTGACCGCACGACCCGCACGGGCCACAAGGATGAACGGTCCCCCGCCGCCAACGGCCGAAACCGAACCGACGAGCGTAGAAAAGTCCGCGAGGACCGCCTCTATTGCGTTGGAGTCATTGCTTGCGGTTAGCGCCGCGATCCCGTTGCGGATGCCTGCGGGCCGCGCGGCAGATGCGGCGTTGGAATCGAAGAACGCGGCGTCGAGCGCCAGGCCAGCGGAACGGACGAGCGCGTCCCCGATCAGCGCCTCGGCGTTGGAGCTCTCGATCATCTCGCGCGTCAGCACGACGATGCTCCCGATCTTGTACGGGCTCAGCGTCGGGCCGGCGGTGTTGAGCTGGCACACCGGGATCGGTTGCCCCTCGGCGACGAAGCTTGCGTACTTCGGATCAGTGATGAGGCCAGGCACCATGATCTGCCCGGCCCCATTGAAATTCAGGACGAGCCCCTCGCGGATCAATTGCGCCGCAGCCGATGCCGGGCCCAAGGCCTCGACCGCGTCGGCGGTGACCTTCTGCGCGAGCTCTGCTGCCCAGCCCGTGACCGTCGTCATCGCGGGGGAGGTCGCGGCTCGCTCGACGAGTTCAGCCATGATGCGGTCGCTCGGCCAGTGCCGCGCGACGATGTCGGCGCACGAACGGCCGGTGACCTGGCCGATGACGCGCATCACCGCCATTCGCACGAACAGGTTGCCCGGTCGCAACGCCAGCGCGGACGAGCGCGGGCGAAAGCTGCTTTGCTGATCGCGTTGGCGATTGAATGAGACTGGTTCGAGGAGCGTCATGGCTGCGACCTCGTTCGGTGGGACGGGGATCAATGGCTCCCGACAGCGGGCCGGGACAACGGTTTCCGGTGCCGGGAGCCACGGGAGGCGGATCAGAGCGCGGGAAGACGGGTTTTACGGCAGCGCCTGACCACTCCCACCACTTCGCGGTTATGCGCCGCGAAGCTCTTTCATCCGATGAGTGACGCGATGTCGATTGGCGCGGCGGTGCGATCGCGGGAGCGCAACCCCATCATCATCGCCAGCGCCACCGCGCCGTCGATGCGGAAGCGCGCCTTATCCTTATCGAGTTTGCGATTACCAGCAGGGTCCATGGTCGCGACCGCATTAGCCACATTCCAATTGAGCGCCGGGTTATTCGGATGGACGAGTTTCTCCTCGACAATGGCAAGCTCGAGCGCGTCGATCGCCGGGCCCATGCTGGCGAAGCCCTGGCCCCACGGCACCACGCGCAAGCCGTCGCCCTTTTTGCCGTCCTCGAATGCTTGCAGACCAATGCGATCAAACTCGCGCAGAAGATCACTCATCCGCCATCGATCATAGGCGAGCGCCTTGACGCGGTACTGCTGGCAGAGCTCAGCGATCTTGGTGGCGACCACGGCGTGGTCGATGCTCTTTCCGGGGGTCGTGAGTAGGTGACCCTCGCGCGCCCACCACAAATAACGGTGGTTGCCGGTGCCGAAGTCCCGATCGGAATGGGCGACCAGATGCTCGGCCGGCTTCCAGATGAACGGCACGACGCGGCAAGGATCGTCTGCCGAGCCCATCACCAGCGCAGTGAGGTCGATTACGCTCGAGAGGTCGAGCCCGAGATAGACCTCCTCGCCCGGTCCGAGCGAGATGTTGCCGGCGCGCGCCATCCATTCAACGCGCGAGATCAGCGTTGCAGTCGGCGAGACGCGCTGGTTTAGGAAGAGGTTGCGCACCTTCGGCTCCTCGGCCGGCATGCGCTTAGCCTTTCGGATCGCGGCGACCAGGTCCTCGCGATCGCGAAAGATATCGAGCGCCGGGTTGGCCTTCCGCCATTGTGCCTCGTCCTCGAGGTCGCAATCGTCGTCGGCCGCGTGCAAGTGGCAGACGATGCTCGCATCGACACCAGAGATCCCGTCGTCGATGAGCTTCGAAAGGATGTGCTCGGGATCGTTCGATTGCGTGCTGATGACGATGAACAGCGGCTCCTCGCGGGCCCCAAACGAGGTGTCGAGCACGTCGTAGAGCTCGCGGTTTTTGGCCTGCGCCAGCTCATCGTAGATCACGACGCTCGGCACGTAGCCGTGCTTGGTGCCGGCCTCTGCCGAGATCGCGCGATAGATCGAGCCCGTGGCTCGTGCCAGCATGGTCTTGGTCGACGGGATGATCTCGATTTTTTCCATCAGCACGGGCTCGAGCTCGACGATCTGGCGCGCGAACTTGAACACGATCGCTGCCTGGTCGCGATCATTGGCGGCGCTGTAGATCTCCCCGTTTGGTATCGCCTC